ACCCCATAATTAAGTGAAGGTAGGCCCCGTATCGCCCGTAATATTACTCCTTAAGACCCGCACGCATCCTCTTCAATAAAATTTCCCAAAAAAAATTCCACCAAAAAAAATCACATCTCCATCACATCGTTGTATTACTGTGCCTGTCGATGATACAGACGATTGCAGTATCTCAATCAGATGTTATAATCACATGTGGACGTAGTCCAGGGGGAGTCGCAGACGCCCGCAGAGGCATCGATGAAAATCGGTGCTAGCTCTGTATACACAAATACCACCAATATCGCGGTATTCATGTACTACCACCAGTAGTAGGTTTTAATAAAACACGGTAGTTTTACTGCGCAGTAAAAGTGGGCATATTTACTGAAACACACTATTGACCGTAGTAGGTAGTTGAGATAGTCTAGTGTTGACGAACTGTGGCGGTGAGTCATGCGTGGGGTAGTGTAAAAGCTACCCTGCGCTTCAATTAAAAGGAGCAGTTATGCCAGATCCATTTCAGTTGTCGGCACAAATCAATGCTCCGAGTGTGCAAGATTTCAGTGCGTTGCAGTCGAAGATGGATGCTTTACGATCTGGCGTTCAGCCAATGCAAGGTGCTGCTCAAGTAGATGATGGGTGGGGAGCAGTTGACCAGAGTTTGAACATCGCACCAAAGATGCCGGTGTTACCTGCTGCTCCTGGTCAACCAAGCGGTGGTTTTCATCTTGTAGATAATGACTATCGGCATGAAAAACAAGTATTTGTTCCTTATAACGACCAAATTACACCAGAGTTCCAAAAACGGTTTGACCAGTCCGAATACCAACGCATACAAAGAGTAGCTGGGATTAAAGCCCGTGCTGCTGCTGAGGATGTAGCAGGGGTAATCATGTATCGTCAGGGTGGCGACAATAATCAACTAGACGGTGTGCTTAGTCCTGCGGAGACAGCAGCAAGATTTAATAGCTATATGGTTGACCACAAAGCGACACCGGAACAAGCAAGAGCTTACTTTGCAGATGTTGCTATGAAAGCGGAAGTTAAACACCAATTTTTCTACAATAAGCAACGGATGTTGCAGGGCTTGCCACCAGCAGGGTCGCAGTTTAATCGTGAACAGTTCCTGAAAATTCATAGCCCTTATAGTGGTGCAAAAGAGCTTTATTCGCAACGGTCACAAGACGCAATGAATGAGGCAGAAGGGTACTCTAACGAAAGAGAAATGAGAAAGCAAAGGGATGCTATTCAAAGAGAACGCGGTTACTATTGACCGTAGTAGGTACGTACGATAATATTGACGCATCTGATTTCCGCCCGCTCTGTTTGTATGTGCCCGTAGATAGACTCACTGTTCTCCTTAGCAGTGGGTCTTTCTATTTGTATTCTCGTCATCTTGTGTTACACTACTACTCGTTGTCGTAGGTAGATATCGAATTGGCTAAATATTGCATTGTGTGTGATCGACGAACTGGCCCGATGGTGGCAGTGTGGGTTCCGTCATGCGAGAAGTGTCAGCCAAAAGAAGAGATCTGTTACTTGCATAAATTTGAGGCTGTCACAAATGACGAGTGAGCCGCAGAAGTCCAAAGTCTCAAAGCCATTCGCTGAGCCGCTGCCGTCGTTGGTAGTCGCTCCGACAGTTACTGGTAGCAATCAAGATCTTATTGAAGCGTGTGAGCATATCCGCACGTATGCACTTGAGTTATTGCAAGACAATCGACTTGGTAAGAAGTCGCTGAGCTTGGGGGATATGAAGACGATCCTCGGATTGTGCAAAGACGGCTTTGAGTTCCAGACAGTATTGCAGTTGGGTGAAGAAGATCCGGTAGCAGCGTTGAGAAGGATGAAAGGGAAATGACAGTAACCGACATTGTGAGCTTGTATCTAAACAAGCTGATAACGCGGAAGGAAGCGAGAGAAGTTATTAGGGAATTACTCAGCATCGAACACGGGATTATATTGAATGCAGAAATTGATCTTGCTGACTTGTTTAACTTTGATTATGTCGGTGTCAAGCGCTAGAGCTGACGATATCGAGTATGCAAAGGCGCACCCAAAGCTATACAAATACTCCAAAGCTTTCCGTTGGATAGGGGCAAAGTCCGTCGTGCTGTGCAGAAAAACCGGCGTCGCACAGACAACGAGAGCGATAGCCGATGGATGTATTTGGATTGGGAACAAGTCGCAACCATATCAACCTTTCATCAACTTAACCACAGCAGTTACTAACGCAGCAGTATCAACAGGAGTATTTCTCACCAGATGAATAATCCAATCGTGCGCATTCCAGTTGAATCAGTCGAGAAATTGATCGCAAGTATCGACCGATTGTCTGAGCTAATTCAGAAGATGGATGATCACAAGCGAGAGAATGAGACTGTAGACATGATCATGGACGGTCTAATCTCAGAGCTTCAAGCAGATGTAGCTAAACGCGCAGCAGAGCCAGTATCCGCTAGACAACGCGCTGCTATTCTGGCAGCCAATCAAGAATCTAAGAGACATGCTGAGCTTCAAGAAGCAGTGACTCGCATCGAAAACAATCGACGCGCTCAAGATCAGAGAGCAGCCATGGATCAACTCGCCTATCAATTGATGGGTGGCTTGTGGGAATAGACGAGACTATCACGTATGACAATCGGCCAATAATCTTGTCGGCCAATGTCGCTCCAAAAGCCTGGCAGATGATACTTGCCAAAGGTGGTGGATACCAAATTAATATCGGCACTGAGTTTGAAGCCGACGAGATCCATAGATACTACGCTGATTTCCAGAAGCAGTTTGGCGAGAAGCCCGCTACCATGGCAATGGGCGTCAAGGCATTTGCTCGCATGAAGGAGCTCGCTATAAAGCCCAATGAATAATCTCTACACTAACCAATTCATGATAGAAGCGCATGACGTGAAGGAAACAACACGACATGGGGTTGTCCAGGTAACACTAGGCTACACCTGGCGCTGGTATCAGCCGTTTATCTACGTTCGGTTAGGTAGATTCACTCTATATCTTGGTTGGTTTTTGTCTCAGAAAACTACAGAAGATAGTAGCTGGGAGGAGGAAGACTGTGGATAAGTTGCTCGAAACGGTGACTTTCAGAGTCAGCCCAAGAGATAAGCAATGCATGTTGCAAGCGGCCTTGGTTCTAAGCATTGAAGGTAAGAAGCGCATTGATAGCGCAGAGCTATACAGGAAAGCAGTGAAGGAGTTTATCGACAATTATGGACTTAGAGCCAAAACGCAATCTGTTGATACTGCCGAAAGGCAATAAAGCTTTTCAGGATGAAATCTATCGCACGACGCCGGATAAGTTCGCAAAGAAAAAGAACTTCTTGGAACGTGGCAGTCAAGTAACGAAAGAAGCTAAGAAGGAAGAAGGACCAGCGCCCAAAGGTTGGGCTGTCCCAAAAAACTTCTGTCCGGACTGCGGTAAGAATGACATCAAGCATGAGCTTGTTTACAGGCAAATAGATCTCGGTCGATACGATTGGGTGACTGACGGCGCCACAAGTTTGACCATTTGGGACGAAGCACGGCCTGATCTCGATATTGCAGTTGGTGATGCTGCAGTTTCCTACATCTGTGCCAAATGCGCTGAAGCAGAAGTGAAAGGCGAGAACCTTTTAGACCATGAAGGCATACCGCTAGTACACAAGCGCAGAGAAAAGAACTTAGAAGATTGGATCAGGGCTGCTCGATTACGCGGCCTTGAGCCGGTAAGGAGTTAAGCATGAGTTGGCTTATTCAGGGCAAGCCTGGCACGTCTATTAATGACTACAAGCTGCCGAAAACAGACGACATTCTAGCTCTGCTTGAACACTTTGAAGGCAGTCTAAAGCAACTGCTTATAGCGATGGTGCCGCAGCGACACATCAGGAAGTCAGTGTTGATGCAGGTGCTCAAGCAGTTTGAAGACGATGACGCGCTAGAGAAGTTCGCAGCAGTAAGAGAGCGTGCCGAAATCGCCAACATTATGTTGATGGAAGACGAAATACAAGCCATGGCCAACACTGATGGCGCGGACAAGTTCAAGACTATCAAGAATAGCCTAGAGAAATTGAACGCCGATAAGTGGGGCGTCAAGCTCAAGCGTGTCGGTGGTAACCAGGCCACAAAGAATACTGCAATGAATGACTTGGATGATGACGACGAATGAGAGATCTACGCCGACTCTACAAGCAATCGAATACTCAAGAAGGCCAGCTTGACGAGTATCGACGCAAGGCATTAGGCAACCTGCGCAAGTATATGTCAAAGAACTTGATCATTGCAGGTATCGATGCACAGCTACACTATCTTAAGCTCAATCATTCTCAAGAGCTTTTATTTGATCGCATTGAAGCGCAAGAGCGAGCCAATAAACCAGTACGTATTGTTTGCCTCAAGTCTCGACGTGTCGGTATCTCAACCGGTGTCAGCGGTCGAGCATTTGCTTTGACTGCTAATACACCTAACACCAATACGCTAGTCATGGCTCACTTAACTGATGTCACTCAGAATATGTTTGAGATGCATCACTTATTCTATGATCAGCTCGATGCTTCAAAACGGCCAACCCTTAAGCGCTCGTCGAAGAAGGAATTAGTATTTGATGACCTAAACAGTAGGCTATTCGTAGTTACTGCCGGCACAACTCACGCCACAAGATCGCGCACAATTCACCATGCTGTTAACTCTGAGTGTGCATTCTACAAAGAGCTGAAGCAGCTCCGCGGCGCGATGGAAGTTACAGTACCCGCGTTGCCTGGTACTTCTCTTATCTGGGAGACTACCGCTTTTGGTGCCGGTAATGACTTCCACCAATTCTGGTTGGAGTGCGCAGCCGGTGAAACTATATATGACGCTGTGTTCCTTGAGTGGTTCAAAGACCCAGCTTGTCAGCTTCGGCCTTTCCCAAATGAGCGAGTAGCTGACGCATACGCTGAAGCTATGTTCTACAAGCTTCCTCAGTTGAAAGAGCGTCAAGAGAAGTTTGGTTTGTCGCTTAGGCAGATCGGTTGGTACTACGAAATCTTGCGGGACAAGTGGTCATTCGATGAACAGCTCATGCAGCAAGAGTTCCCTTGCACAGCAGATGAAGCTTTCCTTGCTACCGGTACTGCAATCTTCAATCTATTGTTACTCGATAAATATCGACTAGCAGCTAGACCGCCTGAATACGTCTACGATCCGACTCAACCATTCACTAGCCTGAATGATGCCACCAAATCGCCTTATGCTCGACCAGATAAAGATCCGTACTTCGCTGTGTGGATACCGCCACAGACTGGCCGCCATTACCTGGTAGTCATTGACCCGTCAGCCGGTCTTGAAACATCTGACTATGGCGCTATCTATGTAATGGATATCGTCACTCAGAACATTGTTGCATCTGCGCACGGTCGATTCGACATCAAGTTGCTAGCGAATATCGGCAAGAAGATCGCCACCATCTACAACCATGCGATCATCATGCCAGAAGCTAACGGCCTTGGCGCTGGTCTTATTCAATATCTGAAAGAAGACTATTTTCATATCTACCAAGCGCGGAAAGATACCGGCTTTGCTGTCGAGATAACCAACAAACTTGGGTTCGACACTACGCCAGAATCAAGAATGAAGATGATCGCCAACGCCAGGCGGCTATGGACAGAGCGCGTACACGACGCTGGCACATTCATCCCAGACGGTGAACTGCTGAGAGAGATTGCTACCTTTATCCAGGGGCCAAACGACAAGCCCCAAGCTCAGAAAGGCTGTCATGACGATAGGGTGATGGCCTTCTGTATGGGCATCCAAGGTTGCCTTGATGAACTTCGCGCTCGCCCAGACTTGGCGGCTACTATACAACATGCGACTACAAAGAGTAGTATTAAGGACAAAGCTCCGAGCATCGACCAGATAGTTGAGTTAATCAAAAATCCCTTCTACTACGGCCAACCTGATTTTGAAGACGAAGAAACATCAATAGGAAGTCCTTTTGTGCCGATGGGAGATCTATGGGAAGACTAATGGAAAAGCCAAAGAAGTTTGAGAAACACCAAGAAGTAACAAGTGAGCCTAGACAACGGCTTGCCTTCCAAGATTGGGATGACAAACACAAGATGCTAGTGCTAATTACTTTGCTAGGGCCAGATGTTGCTAAGCAAATGAAAGAGATTGCTGCCGGTCGTGGTGAATCTGTGTGGCAGATGATCGACTATGGCATTAACTCAGCGTTTGAAGATGGCAGCTTTGATGCTGCTGGCGCAGAACCTAACCGTACCGGCAACGATGAAATACACAGTCAACCGCAGAATCAAGAAGTGATGATGCTGTGTGGCCGGCACTCCAACTATCTGAACATTGTGCAGCACGGGCGCGAACGCAAACTATCGAATGTCACCGCATTTGTTTGGGGCATCAAACAAGCTCTATCAATGGGGTGCATCTAATGGAAGCAGTATTACTAACTTGCGCATTGATCACTCTAGCCATTGTGTGTGTAGCTGGCTTCCTTGGCCTCATTGCAGGAACAATCATTTATCAGTACTCGCAAACATTGAAGCAGCAAGTAGCTCTCATGCCTGCGAAATTAGAACGCGCTATCGGTGAATCCGTAGCTGAGTTCGTCAAACCATACCGGGAAATTCTCGATAAGGAATTTGACCGTGTTGAAAGTGTAGGTCGCGATAACGTCATATTCGATGGGGATGACTATGAGTGAACCTATTTGGAAACAAGAAGGCTTTAAGTCTGAAAAAGAGTACGAAGAGAAGTATGTCGATCTGGTTGAAGACTTACTTGCTGAATCTCAGCAAGAATCAAAAGCGATTAGACAGGTATGGAAAGAATGCGAAAAGAAGGTAGAAGACGTAACGACACAAGGCCCAGTGTCAGTTACCAAATCAAACATTCTTTTAGTGCCTCACTCTTTGGAAGAAGCGGTGGCCATGCTCGTCGAGCACTTGCCCCGGCCAACAGCCTCAGCGCGTGAGCCCGCCCTTGAGCAGTTCGCCGCTGGCCTGAACAAAGCAATGGATCAAGAGCTCGACGCTAACGAGTTCGACATCGGCGCTATGCCTGAAGTCGCATATGACATGAAGCTCTTTAACTTGGGCGTGCTCAAGATCGTCTGGGATAACAAGCTTCGTGGCTGCTTCGGCAATGAAGGCAGAAACGTTATCCGCTCGATTGACCCGCGGCTATGTAACTTCGACCCATACTGCAAGGATATGTACGATCAGCGCTACTTCATTGTAGAAGAGATCATGGATATGTCCGAGGTCCGTATGCGCTGGCCGGACAAAGTTGTTGAGCCAGAATCTAATTACACTCTCCGTCGAATTGACTCAGGCAAAGCTCAATCAGAAGCATTGTCTGTATCTCCGCTGAATGACAGCTTTAAGATTGGCACAAGAGAACGCGTAGTTGTAAAAGAATGCTGGCTAAAATCTGACATCATGGTTTCTGAGCCAGTCCTTGACGAGAATACAAAGCTCCCGCTCACCAACGAAGACGGCTCGATAATCACTAAAACTGTCAGGAAATATCCTAATGGTCGATTGATTATCACTGCTAACAAGACATTGTTAGTAGATATGGCTAATCCCTATACGGGCCACTGCTCCATTCCGTATGTATTCTTTAAGGCTCGTATGTCTAAGAGATTACTGTCGTATGGTGATGTACAGCCGCTGTTAGATCTACAAGGTAAGCTCAATCAATTACACAAAGACGCTATGCGCAACCTGCGCGTTGGCATGAACAGCCCGTGGATTATTGATAGACATGCCTTCGATAGTCCAAAGAAATTCAACATGCTCACACAAGACCCTGGCCTTATTTTGCCAGTGGCATCCGGTGCCAGAGTTGAGCGCATACCGCCTAGCGAATTGCCTAATGCTCTCTTTGGTTTTGTGTCATATCTGAAGTCTATCTTCGATGACATCCTCGGTATTCAGCCTATCTTGCGTGGCCAATTAGAAAAGGGTTCACAGTTATCCGCCGATGCAGTGACTCAACTTCAAGCGAGTAGCACGGCCCGCATTAAACTCAAGAGCCGGTACTTAGAGAACAGCCTGCAACGATTGGGCCACTTGATGCAGTGGAACATCAGGCAGTTCTATGACACTGATACAAAGATCGAAATACCAAAGCCTGGCGGTGATGGTAATGAAACGATTATGTGGTCAGATGAAGCTGCTCAAGGTGAGTACACCATTCAGATTGAGGCTGGCTCAAGTCTGCCAGGTGCGAAAGAATCCGGCGCTAATTTAATGCTCACTCTCTGGAAGAACAAGTTGATCAGTCGTCGATATGCATTGAATGGAATGAAACTTCCAGGCGCAGATAAAGAAGCTGATCGAATGGAAGCATACGAAAAAGAACTGGCTCAGTTAGGTATGTTGGCAAAACTCGGTAAGAAGGCAAGCGCTGGCGCACCAACCCAGCAAGGGGGAATGTAATGGCGACACCTACAGCGCAACAATTAAAAGCGAAAGCATACATGGCTTATGGTGATACTGCCGGTGCTGAGCGCATACTACTGGACTATACAGAAGCTAGCACAACTACCGGCTTTCAAAACATCATTATTCCAAAAGAGCTAGCTATCAGTGCCACCGATCAGACTGTTGACCTATCGGCCCACGTCGATACGGCCACATTCATTGCAGTCAGAGATCGCAATAATACTGGCGTGAAAGTTGGGCTAGCATCGGCCAATAAAATGACGGTTGCTGCCAATGGCTTCTTGATGTTCAAGAATGGTGCGACTACCCCGCCGACTCTGTACCTCGATAACGTTAGCGCTAGCGATAAGGCTTTCATTGAGATCGCAGTATTAGGAACATCAGCGTAAGCGCGTAATACCTTGTTGCCTCTTGTGATGCACAGTCTAATAGGCTTGTGTATTACGCGGGGTAGTAGGTCATGTTTGACCCTGGTTCAATGTTAAACGGTGGTGATCCACAAGGCTCTCAGCCTTCGCAGTCACCAGAACAAATGATGCAGCCGACCGCTCAGAATCCTGGCGGGGGACCACAGCAGATGCCCGATCCGCTCGCTCGCGGTATCGACTTAAACATTGCTGGTCTAAAGCGTTTAGCTATGGAAGCAAAGATGAACAACGACGAGCAGTTCTCGATTGAGATTGAGAAGTTCGCTCTGAGATTGGCTAGCCGAAAACTCGCACGACAAAAAAGTATCGATGAAGCTTTCGCGCAAATGCGTGAGAACCAAATCGGTATGCAAATGTGAGGTAGGTAATGTCGCTTAGAAAACAATACGATGTCAATGCAGCTCTTGAAGAGTTTGGCGAACAGCTTGGTATCGGTGCTGATGAAGTTGAGCTAGTCAACAAAGCCAGTGAGCCAGAAGAAGTTGAGCCGATTTCTAATGATGAACCTGAAATTGTTGAGGCAAAAGAGCCAGAGCAACAACAAGAAGAAGTTAAGCCGCGCTACGTAGAAGAAGCAAACCTTGCTGTCTTGGAAGCGCAATTAAATACTTTCCGTGAACAGATAGCGGATCAAATTGGCTCGTTGAGTAAGGGGCTGACACCTACACAGCAACCTGCTCAACAGCCAACCACTGAGTACGAACAGTTCACCGCTGATCCTGAATACGCTGCTCACCCTCTTGTCAAAGAAGTTGAATCTCTCAAGCAGCAACTAGCCAGCGTTGAAGAGTTGAAGCAATCGTTTGCTAAGGCACAGCGCGAAACGTCAATCATGTCTGAGCGGACCAAGCTTCAATCTGCTGTTAGTCAGTTGAGAGAAAAGTATCCAGATCTACATGAGTTCGTAAAAGAATCAAACATCGCAGCCACTTTTGAAAAGTGTGTTGAGGTAAATGCATTTGGTCAAGTCGATTGGCAATCTGAGATCGACAAGACCTACAAAACCCTTTCTTTCGACACCAAAGTAACTGCAGCGAAAAAGGCTGCGGATGAATTGGCAGCGAAGAGAGAAGAGAAAAAGGCCAAGGGGGCTGCTGCTGCTTCGGCTGTTCCGCCTGGTGGCGGCAGCTTCCAAGCTCCCAAAGTCCAATCTCGTCCGTTTGAACGTGGATACAAAAGCGCATCGGCAGCAATGCTCGCTGAGCTTGAAGGATTAGGCTAGGAGGTAAGACATGGCCGTATCGGTAACGATTGACTATCTATCTTCCCTGACTGATAAGCACTTTATCAGGCAGATGGTTGATAACGTATTTTTGAACAGCCCATTACTCTTCTTCCTTCGTAAGAATGAAGTTGTAGTTGATGGTGGTTCTGACATTAGATTGCCTGTTCAAATGGCAAGATCGTCTAAGCTCTCTCGTTGGGGTGGTCGCGCTAATACCGTGCCTCTCAACATGGAAGAGCACATCACTCAAGCGGTATTCCCGTTTGCTAAGTATCAGTTCTCTGTTACTTTGACTGATGAAGACATCGCCAAGAACAGTGGCCGCGCCAAGATCGTAGACATCATCAAAGCTCAAACTGAAATTGAAGAGATGACTCTTCGCGATAACATGGGCACAGATGCATTCTTGACAGGTGCCGCATCTGAAACAGCCGCTGGCTATATGGGTCTACTCGGCCTTAACTCTGCTATCACTTTCGGTACTGATCCATCTGGTATTAACGAAGGCAGCGCAGTTGGTTATGGTGGTATCACTCGTGTTGGCGCAACTGGCCAAAAGAATAACCCAACTCTTAACGCTTTCTGGAACGGTAACGTGGCTGCTGCTAACGGCAACCAAACCTATCAGTTCTACAAAGCTGCTTCCACTTGGGATAACTCAGCAACCTTGACCACAGCCAAGATGCAGGAAATGTTTGGTGTCTGTTCGCAAGGGCAAGACAAACCGACTCATATCTTCTGCTCACAAGCTGCATACAACAAGTATTGGTCTTTGTTGACTGCTATTCAACGTCAGATGACTGACGAGGAAGTTGGCAAGATCGGCTTTGATAGCTTGATGTTCAACAACAAGCCAGTGATCGTCGATGACAACATTGATGCTTCGACTTCAATGTACTTCGTGAACATGAATACTTTCGAGTTCAAGCCACTGAAAGGTATGAACTTCGATACCACTGAGTTCCGCCCTGGTCAAAACGCTAGAACGCTGACCAAGCTCGGTAACTTCATTGGTCAAGTAATCTGCAAACGACCAAATCAAAACGGCAAAATCACCAGCTTGACCTACTAATACGGAGGAGTATAAAAATGTCCACTGATTTACAAATGGCCTGGACTGATAAGGTCACGTCGACAAACGTTAACCCTCAGTATCCAGTAGGCAGACGCAGACATGAGAATGGCCGCGTGTATGTCTATCAACAAGCCGATGACGCGATTGCCGTTAACAGCGGTGTAAAACTCGATGCTGCTGCTTCGGCTAGCGGTTTGAAAGTGACTCCTGTTGCTGCTGCTGGCGATAGCTTGTTCGGTATTGCAGAGACTGCAATTGCTGACGAGTACTATGGCTGGATCACCATCCACGGTGTAGCGTCCGCTCTTGTTGCAACTGGTGTTGCTGTTGACGATCCTCTAGGTGCTGCTGCTTCTGGCGCAGTAACTAAGATCGCTGAAACAGGCTCTGGTGATTACAAGTTCGTTCGTTGTTCCGCTTTAGAAGCTAATAGCTCTGGTGGTACTCTCGCTAAGAACGTCTACCTGTACTAAGAGGTAGAAACGTGAATCTAGCTCAACTGCGCAGAGAAGTTAGACGGAAGCTCAATGAGTCTTCGGCTGACCTCTGGACAGATGAGATGATCAACGACTGGTTGAATGAAGGGGTTCGGACGATGATCGTCATTGCCCAGCCCCTTCAAACAGCTTTCCAGTTTTACCCAAGTCTTCGTAGTGGTAGCACTAGTGAATACAAGGGCGAGTATGTTCTACCGGCAGACGTAGATGAAGTTTACGCAGTAACTATCAATTCCGGCGTAACACTAGAGCTTAAGTTGGTTGATGAGCGAGTAGTTCGTGATGGCTCAAGAAGTGCTGGCACTCCGGAGTATTGCTACATCAAAGACCAAACCTTGGTCACGACCGAGCAAATCAGCGCAGCTCCTGGTATTTCAATTACCGCTGTTAATTCGGAGAATCCAAATGACGCTCGCAAGGTGCTTGGCTTATGGCCTGCTCCAAGTGTAGCCACTACGGCAATCAGCGTCTTCTATTTCAGCAAAGGTTTTGATATGTCGAATGACAATCAAATACCACATGCTATTCCGCTCGCATTCCACCGCGGCATTATCCACTACGCAACTTCACTAGCAAAAGAAATTGAAGAAGCTAGCGCAGAAGCTGATAGAGAGATGGGGAAATTCCAAGAGTACGCCAAGGCTCTCAAGGAAAAGATGATATCTCGCGGTCAGCAGATGGAGTTCCCGAAAGTCAACGAGCGCGAAGACTACGACGACAATGGCTTAGATTTCCAAGTTGGTTATGTGACCGACGACTAAGGGTGCAGGATGCCTAAACAAGTAGGAATGAAAGGCAACCTTGATGATGTGATGCAGCGTTATGTTGTCACTGATTTTTCTGGCGGCCTCAATTCTGAATTGGATAAAGGCGATCTCCCTGAGAATACTTTGGCTGATTGCCAGAATGTGAAGTTCTACCCTGGCCGCGCTGTTGGTAGAGATGGCTATATTGCTCGCGTCACTAGCTTGGCTGCAAATGCTGATGGCTTGTATTTCTTTTATGATGGTAACGGTGCTCGTCGATTAGTTGTATTCACTAATGGCAATCTATACGACATCACCGACTTCAATACGACACTAGTTGCTAGTGGTGTTTATACTGCAGGTAAGCGAGTTACTGCAGCAGTTCTTAATGCCAAGTTGTATTTCTCCGATGGCTATACTATCCATACTTTCGGCGCTGACGTAACGGGCATTAGATACTATGACCCGGCTACAAGCTTAGTCACAGCACCAGGATTGATTACCTCAGCAGGTATTGGCACGATACCAACTCCCGCATGTAAGGTAATGCTCTCTTATAATGGCGCTCTTGTTCTCGGTTGTATCAAATATACCGGTGGCACTACATCTCCATCTGGTGTCATGTGGTCTAACACAAATGATCCAACGACAATATACGGAACGAGTATCTATCAAATCGGCCAAGGTCAAGGCGGCGAAGTTAATACGCTCGTGGCCTTTGGTGTGGCATCTGTTGGCATCACTCCATTCCAGGCAATCTTTGTCGGTAAGTCAGAGCAAGGTGTCTACTTACTGAAGGGTGCGCTGACCGTTACTGACTTGTCATCATCTATCATCAATGCCCCGGTTGGTGTTATTGATGGTGCTAGCGCTCAATTCATACCAGGTCCTGATGGCTCTGGTTATGTTGTGTGGCTGGGAACAGATCGGCGTGTTTGGTACACCAACGGTGTTATCTCGCAAGAGCTTAGTGCACCGATCCGCTTAGAGCTAGCTGCTGCTGTCAGTAATGCTATCTCTTCAGGTACTTACAAATTTACGTCAGCTCGAAACAATGCTGACTATATGTACACCTTAGATGTCGGTAGCAATATCCAATACTGCTACAACTGGGATCTTAAGAACTGGACTAGATACAGCGGCTGGCCTTCTGGCTATTGGGCATCTGGCAAAGACTCGTCTTCTCAAGATGTGATGTATGTAGCTGATGGTAATGCTCGCGTATGTCAGGCAAACATTGGTTTAACAGATGACGGCGTGGCAATCAATCCGTATGTTGAAACCGGTTGGACAAATGTTGGTGACTCGGAAGTATTAAAGGTATGGCGTTGGCTATATGTTGCTTATCGAACTGATGTTGGCCAAGTTGATTTCATAGCTACCCCTAATCTCGGTGTCGGTACGCCTGCGACTGGAACACTGACACCAACAATAGTTGACACCAATACGTCAGATTTAGTTTGGGGTGTTGGCTTGTGGGGTGAAGCTGTCTGGGGTGGCGTTGGAGTAACTACCTTTGCGCCATACAAGAGCAAGAAGCGTATCACTGTGCCTGTGTCAGGGACCAATGAGCGAGAGCTATTGAAAGGCTATGACGTGAAGATGCGATTCACCCAATCTGTCTCAGGTGCTCGCTTTGAGATCTTAGGTTTTGCATTGTTGTACACATCGAGAGGAAGAATCCGTGTTGCATAAATTACTATCAATCATCCTAGTGATGCTGCTCTCGGTTCTCCCGGCTGCGGCTGATACTCTGACTATTCCTAACAGTTTCACCGATGGCACAACTGCTAGCGCGACTCAGGTTAATGCTAACTTCACAGCGGTCACAACTGTTGTTAACGGGAACATCGCAAACGCTAATATCAAGTCGGCTGCTGCTATATCGCTAAGCAAGCTTGATTTAACGACTGAGCTATTCGTATTAAGAACGGCAGCAGAGCGCTGTATATCGGCTGGTACGACCGGCGATACTGTGCCGCGTGTCGGCTTTGACTCTAGTGGTCGTATCTTCTTTGGTCCTGGTAGCGCAACTGCAACCGACCTATTAATCAAGCGCACTGATGCTAATACTCTGGCAGTAAGAAATGCTGCGGATAGTGCGGATAAAGATCTGACTGTTGGGGGATTAACCGCAAGCGGTAACGTTGCAGGCGTCAATGGTACTTTCTCTGGTCCTGTATCGGGCACTACTGGTACATTCAGTGGAGCAGCGCAAGCAACTGCATTAACTCTCACAACTACGGCATTGACTCCTGCTAATGGTGGCAGTGGTAATAACGTAGCTGCCACACTAGGCACAATCCTTGTAGGTGATGGCACTAAGTTTGCTCCAATTGGCCCCGGCTCTAATGGCCAAGTCCCAACGAGTAACGGCACAACTCTTGTAATGGCAGCGCCTTCTGCTGGTGGCATAGTCAACAACTTAAGGCTGACTCTTTCATCGAGCAACCCCGATACTGATACTTCAGCGGCTTCCACTATTTACGCATTGCCATACAACGGCAATTCTATTTCTATTTACAATGGCTCTACTTGGGATTCGTTGACGACATCTAGCGCTAGTATTGCTGTTCCGGCAACACAATATTTTAGACTTTATAATGTTTATTGCTATAACAATGCATCGACGCCAACGCTAGAACTAGATGCATGGGATAGCGGCGGGCAGACTACTAAAACTATTACAGCGGCAACCGCTGCTAACCCATGCGTTATCACTACGTCAACGGCTCACGGTTTATCTGTTGGTGACTTAATTGGCATCAGAAAGGGTACTGGCACCGGTACTGGTTGGACTGATACCGCAATGGGATTAGACCAGAAAGTCTTTAGGGTGTCCGCTGTTCCGCTAACAACGACCATCCAACTAGAAGGCTGCGATGCAAGCGCGTTAACGTTTAGCACTTTTACGGGAACGCCAACTGTTTATAAAATACCGACATCGCCAACGACTGCACCGGTCAGACAGAATGGCGTTTGGTGTAAAACAGGTACATTGACTAGACGCTTCCTTGGAACGTTTATGACGAATGGCGCTGGTACTGTTGATGATTCGACTAGCGCTAGGCTGGTAAGCAATGTGGATAATCGCGCACCAGCAATACTTAGTTCAGAAGATACAACTTCTTCTTACACAACAGCGGCGACTTCTACATTTTACCCACGTACTAACTCTATAGCTTTAGGCATCACTAGAGTGTATATGGTTAATGCTCTTACAAAACCAGTGCCAATACATACTACGGATGCAATTCATACTGGATGTATGGCGCTTGGTCGTAACACATGCACGCCCGCGACGTTAGCCAATTGGCCTAGTACTTTGCTAGGTGCTGCATCAGGCGGCTACTACAATTATAGTTGTGGTTTCGATGTTAACCCTAGTGTCCCTGCCGGTTTCTCTTTCTTGCAGCAACTCAACTATGGCGGCGGTAGCGCGCACTATGGCTCCGCTTATGCTTCAAGTGCAGCTATGTGCCGGATTACAGCAGAGGTAGAAAGATAAATGGCTAACATACAAGACTTGCGGGTGTTTATAGAATTGCAATATCCTGGCCGTATATTCGACATGATTGAGTCAACGCCCCGGAATATTAGCAAAGTTCACTATATCGCTGGCACTACAAAAGAAGATCAAGTTGCTATTCAAGCAATCATTGATACTTTTGATTGGAGTGCTTCACCACCTGATATTCCTGCATTCTTTGATGGTTTAGTGAAGGCTATCTTGGCCGATGCTATCCCTGGTGATGTTCACGCCAAAGCTCTCATGGTCAAAGACCTGAAAGACCCTGCCGACCAAGCTGCTGCGCTTAGTGCATTTGCAGCCGATCCTGTTTATACAAAAGAGCAAAAGCAATTACTCGACCAATTGATTAAGAGTACGAATCTTGCATTGCCAGATGTACCCGGCAAAGAGTAAACTTACGACTAGAGGTAGTAAAGAATGGCAACTGGTTTCAACGTTCAATCGAGTGCAGCGCTACCGACGATCAATACATCGTCGAATACACAGCAGCAGCAAGTAGCCGACCAGAATACTGGCACTAACCTTAATGTTTATACCGGTGCACAGCAAGCGGCACAGGGTAATGTGTTGTCTGGTTTGCAAGGTCTACTCTCTGGGACTTCCAGTGTTCCGCAATCTTTAGGTATGTCGGCACAAGCCATGCAACAAGCAATGGCTGACTTCAATCAATTCAATGCTCCACAGTATGCTGCTGTTAATGGTGCCGGTTCACCTGCTATTCAATCTGCCCGTGATCAATATATGGCTAGACTGCAAGCAACATCGAGCCAGAACGCTGTACAAAATGCTCTCAGCGCTTACAGTGCTCAGGGACAATATGCTTTCACTCCGCAAGGCAACACTACTCAAGGTGCCAATCTTCGTAACTACAACGCTCAGACTAATCAGACTGATGTTGGCTTAGATACTGGTAACTCTCTAGCGCAAATCATGACATATCTAACCGGAGGTCAGCCGTCTGCTGGCGGTACCTTTCCAGTCAGCGGTGGGACGAGCCCAACAAGTGGCGCAATCGCTGGGATCGGGACAACAAGACCCTAATAATCAACCTATCCTCGGTGCTCCATCGGGTGGCCCGGTTGGTGGTGGTACTCCAACTACTGGCCCAGTTCAGAATAATAGTCTCGTACAAAATCTTGGCAATGGGACAACCATAGTCAATGGTCAAGTATCGCAGCAGGCAGCGCCACAAGGCTCTAGCCCAAGCAATCCAATCACCTGGGGGCAGAATGTAGGCGGGACATTCTACGATACGTCAGGGGCTATTCAGGGAGCCTTTACGCTCGACCAGATAAACAAGATGGGATATGGCCGGACAGCAGACGCTAGTGGCTACCATTCGATTGCAAGCACGGCTCAAGCTTATGCACAGCAAGCCGCTGCTCAACAGCAACAACAACAGCAAGGCCAAGCGGCTTTCGGTATCGCTAAGTCATCCGGTGGTAGCGGCTCTGCTGGCTCTAGCGCTGCAATGGCTCCATACAATGCGGCCTTATCTACGCTTGGTCAGTTGCAGTCTCAGTTAGCATCCGGCAAGAATAGCTCAGGTCAACCGCTTGGATATTTTGAACGACAAGAAATACAAGCCAAGATTTCTGATGTCTACAAGCAGACGATGAATTGGAATACTGGCGACGAGCAGCAGTTAGCCAAGGTCATGGATGAGAAAGCCAAGGCTGAAGCTCGCGCATATCTGAATAACCCAACTACGTATAACGGTGCTGTGAATAGCAACGAATACCAGAAGATGAATCTACAAGCCACATACGGTCTTGGCGCTCAGCAAGTAGTCGCTGATGGTGGCCGCGTAGGTTGGGGTGCAGGCGATCAGCAGTATGCATTACTACAGCAAGCGCAGGCTCTTGGTGTCGCTGTACCAACTAGTCTGTTGGCAAAGGCTGCATTTGATGGCGCACATTGGGACCAGTCGCAGCAGATTTATAATCCTGCTGCCGGTAGTGCCGGTGATGCAATGACTTGGAATACTGGCTTAGCTTATAACTCAATGGGAGTGGGAGCAGGCCAAGGCTATACCAACAACGATGCTGCTTATGGTGCCGGTGGTATATGGAATCCTGCGCAGTGGGGAAGCTACTTTGAACAAGGTGGCGGATACGATGCTACCGGTGGCGCACAAGCAACTTGGGATAAGTTCCATAACTCCAATCTATCGTATGGCGGTGGAAACTATATTGGCGATCCTAGCTACGGCAAGATTGCTACTCAATATGATTTCTCTGGTCCAACTAATGGCGGTCCTACTGTTGGTGGTCAAGCAACTCCGACTTACGATCCGCAAGGTGCATTGCCCGGCATGGTTCAATACTGGCGTGGTCAGGGTTATAGTCCTTCGCAGATTGACCAACTTATCCAAGCCAATGGCGGAACGTTACCGCCGGTTGCGAGTGTTCCAACATGGATCGATACCATGGCTGAACAGAAGGCAGCAACAGACTACTATCGCCAGTTAGTTGGCAATGGCTATACTCCTGAGTTGGGAACTATGGCTGAGTTCAAGCGCTACATGGATAAGTTCTTGTCTGATTCTAATAGTCGCTTTACGGGTTCATACTCTGGTGGCTCCGGTGATAACGCACTCAACAGAGTGGAAAGTCATATCAATGACTTAGTACTTGGTGGCCCAGTCGGCGCACCAGGAACGCTGACTACATCTAACCCAACGAATGACGTATTCTCAGATCCTACCTTGAGGCAATCGCAGAGAATCGATAACTCTGGAATGCTCGACGGTATGTTACAAGGTCAATTGCTTGGTCCGCCGTTGACACAGCCATACGGTGGTTGGCCTTATCCTGTGCAGCCAATGCCAGCGGCACCAGCCCCGGCAAATGCAGGCTTGCTCAATAGCATCCTTGCACAGTATTATGGCATTGCTAAGTGAGGTAGTAGAGTGAACACAGTATTACAAGGCGGCGTCTCTACAGGCTTTGGCTGGGATGCACCGGCACCAGCGCCACAAACTACTGGGACCAATTGGGGAGCAGTACTTTCTGGTGCTGTGAGTAACACTGTGCCATACGTAGCAAATATGCTAGCGGGTGGTTTCTCTTCAACTCCTGCTCCCAGCGCACCAACTTATACAGCATCAGCAGTCGATCAAGGTACTGGGTTTAATCCGATATCGCAACAACCACTTCAAGGTGGTGTTTCGTATCAACAAAGTCCAACTATTCCTGTTCAGACTAATCCAGTTGTGCAGACTGTACCGCAAGGATCGACAGTCAATACTAACTATGCACCAGTGCAAAACAATCTTGACTATACGAACATAGTTAACCGTGCTGCTGTTCAGACTCCTAATGCTCCTGACTTTGCTCAACCTCCTGGTGGTCCAACTAATCCACAGTTTGCAGTGATTCAACCTGGACAAAATCAAGGTATGCCGCAGGCTAGTGGACCAACGGCTCAGCCTCCTGGTACATCTCCGATCATTGGAGCTGATGGTCTAATCCGTATTGGTAGAAATACTTTCTCACCTAATGATGTAACTGCTCAAGGTATGGCCGGTGGTGATTATGGATATGGCGGGCAGCCTACATATCAACAGCAATCACCATACTCGCAACCTCAGATGCAGTATATGCCGCAGCAACAAAACCCATATTTCCCACAGGGATATGGGCCAAATCCTTATGTGCAAAATCAGTTGCAAAAAATGGGGATGATTCCTCAGCAAATTGATCAATCGCCAGCTTACCAGCAAGCGATACAGGCTCAGCAAGACGTGATTAGAGCGACCTCGCCATACGTCAACAATCAAGCGGCTTACCCAAATGCACCTGCACTGTATGCTACTCAACCGGGATGGAAAGGTAGGCTTAATCGCTTTGCTGGTGCCTTAAATCCTAACCTCGGAGCACAGATGGCGCTTAGAGATAAGCAAGCTGTGGAAATGTATCAGGCTCAAATGAAAGAAGTTGGGGATGACCGCCGTGCTGCTTTTGGTCATCGCGTAACTGCGGCCAACAACATAGCGGTTCAAGAAGGCCAGAACGCAAGGCAACAGAATAAAACCATTGTTGATATGGTTGATGACTTCTACAAAAACAATCCAAACAATCCGCAAACTAAGCTACCAATCATTAAAGATATGATGGCAAAGTTCCCATTCCCTGGCCCTGATCGGATGAACTATATCAGGGCGCTTAAGATAGACACTGGTGTAAGTCTCTATGAATACTCTGATATGGTCAGCCCTGATGAAGCCATTGCCTATAATAATAAAGTGCTGCAAGGTCAGCTAGATCGTCAGCGACTTGAATACTTCAATGGGGTAAATCAAGATCGAGCTGATGCGATTGCTTTGGCAAATAAAGAACGAGAGCAGCGGATTGCCTACCACAATCAAGCTGACCCTATGCGGTTGAAGCAATTGCAAACTAACAACGAATTGCATGAACTCAGAAAAGAACTTGTTCAGAAAACTATGGATAACAATATCGCGCTTAAGGCTGCGCAAGCAGAGCGCGCACAGCTTGAGCTTGGTATTCGTAAAGAGTTTGGCAAGGACTTAGCAGAAGCTCAAATTGCCAAGCTCCGTGTGTCCAGGTCTGCAACTGAGATGAAGTTGATTGAGAGTCGTGTTCAAGGCGATAAAATTATTGTAGATGACTACCTAAAAATGGCGCGGGATATGAACAACTCAATGACTCCACCTGATGTCCGAGCGCAGCTACAAGAACAGATGAGCGCCTTCGGACAACCGGTTACAGTAGGTAAGCCAATCAATACCGGAAAAATAGTTGACGGCAAGCCAGTCATGATCAGTGGCACTATCCCTCAAGAAGTACTGCTAGCAATTAAGCACTTGACCTTAGATTATCCCGCTCAGAAAAAAGAGCTGCAAGAAGCGTATAAGACCGTGAATGCACTCAATAAGGCTGCTGCTGCTGGTGGTGTTTTGCCTACTGTTAATCCTGATGGGTCGCTGAAGGCTGTACCTGGGAAGCTGAAGTAATGGGTGATGACGAGTTCTTACAATCGATATCTGCCCAGCCTGCAGCCGCTCCACCAGTAGCCGCTGGGATGGATGATGCTGCTTTCCTGCAAGCTATCTCTGCCCCTGCTCCGACTGCTCCACAACCAACTAACCCGGTTGCGGCTATGCCAACAATTCCTGAGCCAGTTATGCAGGGATACAACACAGATCCAACCGTTCCGGCTCCCGCCGATCAAGGTCTAACCATTCAAGGTTATATCTCCAACACCATGAATGATATCGGTCAGATTAGCGGTGGCATAGGTGCTGCCGGCTCCGCTGTTGCTGGTCGTATGGATGATTGGCTAAACCCACATGCATTGTGGGATAAGAATAAGTCGATTCAAGATAAGTTCATGGCTGCGCAACAATACATGCCGACAGTATTGAGCGGTCAGAAGAATAAAGATCTCGACATGCGCGGATTATTCCAGCATGACACTGATGGTATCAATGCTGCCAAGCTTGGTGTCGGTGTAGCTAAGCAATACTACGATACTTACGGTAAGCCAATCACAGAAGCTACTGACACAAAGACTCTACAACCTTTGATGAAGTTGGCTAAGTTGCCATATGAAAAGCCATTGTCTACAGCGCTAGACTTCCTGCCATTAGTCGGACCAGCAGCTAAGGCGATTAATCCAAAGATTGTTAGTGCTTTCAAGTTTGTTGATGAGGCTGCGACTAAAGCAACGCCATTTTATTCACAGCTTAAGAGTGATGTGCAAGCGGCTCAAGCTCTTGGCGCTGCTACAAGTAAATGGAATAACAAGTTTATCAATGAAGTCGCTAGCCGATTAGATACTGTCGAGCAAGCATACAAGCGAATACCAGAAGATCTTAGAGACAAGGTTATCCCTGCCGGTGAAATGCGCGACCCTGCTCTATACGCTCAGCTAGCAGCCAATCCAGATGTTGTTCAATTCTGGAAGCTCGCTAATCAGGCTGATGGCCGACTCGTTGGTGAGTTGATAAAAGCCGGTGCTCTGACTAGAGAAGAGTATCTTGTAGCAAAGTATGGCCCGTATACAAGAGCCGTCAACGGTATTGACGAGGCTGCTCTATGGACTCCTAACGGCCAGAAGATGTTGCTTAAAGCTAAGCATGATCTGGACAAGCGTGGCATCCAACCAACCTACATGGGCTTGATGACAGCCAATCAAGTGCGTGGCGCTCTCAAGTTGAAGGGTGGCTTGTTTGGCCGCACTCCTGGATCATCGCCATACATCGCACAAGATCTAGCAACCAATACGCCAACAAGCAAGACGCCAACATTCTTGATGAAGAGAGAAGCTGGTGATCGCATTGCAGGCAAGCATCATAACGATGCTCTCGACGTGCATACAGCTAGATTCGTGCAAGGCCTACAACTGCTCAGGCTCAAGGATTTCTTCGCTGATATCATTCAGAATCCAACCATCATCAAGGATGGTATTAAGTTTGACCTACATGAGTTCATGCAGGATCTAGGTAAAGTCTCAGGGACTAGACCAGAAGTTGTATCGAAGTACATTGAAGATCTACCACAGCATATCAACCTGCCATCGTCAGCCTACAATCGTTTGATGAGCTTGACCGGCAATGCAAAGGTTGGGATTAACTCACTCAATCCACAGCCGTTATCTGCATTAGCAACGCTGTCTAAGAACATGATGCTTGGCTTTGATATGGCATGGGCTGTTAACCAATCAGCTCAGAACTTGATGCTATTAGGATTGTCAACGTTCCGCGGTATTAAAGACATACCGGCTTCATTGATGGCGTATGCAATGGTGCTCGACAAGGATGTTAGATCGGCATTACCAAAGCATTGGGGCGCTAACTTCTCCGATATCACGCCAACTTCATCTGCCTTGCGTGGTGCTGTGTGGCAAGACATGGCCGACAAGATGGATAAGTATGGGATGCATCTTGATCCTAAGATCGTGCAAGATGTAGCCAAGATTATGGCTCCTGCTCAGATCTATATGGAAAATGTATTTGGAGCAGCGCAAGCGGGTGACGCCGCAGCCCGTGCCGTGTATGGTGCTTACCATATGCTACGTGCTGTCGAGAATGCACCAGCAGTGGTAAAGCCTGCGCTCAAAGACATGCTTGATTTCATGGCAGCAAAGCGAAAGGTATTAGCTAATCTTGATAACGAAAAGCTAGTCGAACAGGCAGGCAAAGATATCAATGATCTGTTTGGTAAATATGACAGCTTGACGGCTCAAGACTGGAAGTTGATGAGAACGCTATTCCCATTCTGGCTATGGTGGATGCACTCAGTTACCTTGACAAAACATATTGCTGCCAATGCTCCGCTGAAAACATCACTCATGATGCACTTAAACAAGCAGATACCAATTCAGTTTCAGACTGAAGACATGCCTGATTCGACTAAGAAGATGGGCGCTCTGCCAATGTATGACTACAACGGCAATCGGCGTGTAAGCCCTAATGGCTATCCTGAATTGATGAACAAGCCCGGCTTTACACCAACTGGGCAAGTACCAGAGCTTGTTATTCAAGGTATGCACATTGGCGCAGGTGGGCCAGGCAATGGCGGTTTCCCTCTGATGAATCCTGCTATGCCGATGATGATCATGGCTAGTGGTCGTGACCCGGGGAATCTACAACCATTCCAAGATCCACACAACTACAAAGTACGTGGCGCTCAATATAACGAGAAGGGCGAAGAGGTCACAGCTACTTCATTGCCAATCCAGAATCTAGTAGGTCGAGCAGTATTACCGCGGGCAGAAGCTTGGGGTAGAGAAGTGCTTGCCGCGCCATACCAACCATCAGCTTTCACAACAATTGGTGATGGAGCTTACAAACTAGACAGCTCGACTCAAGCGCCATTGCTTAACTATGGCCCTGGTGAACGCTTCTTCCATATGATGAGTAAGCTCAAGCCGATGGAGCAACGCTTTTCTGCCAATCAGGAAGCTACGATCAACAACATGAAGCGAAAGAACTTCTTGAAAGCTCAAGCACGTCAGCAAGGCGTGACACAGCATGACCCTACAGCCTTCGACATCAACTGGGGTAAGTTCCTGCAAGGCGATGTAGTTCAGAAGTAGGGTTGACCTCCTATGATGCGTAGTAGATAATGAACCTCACGGGGTTGGGGTTTTCCTATGACACATCAAGAAGTCGCTAGAGAAATTGCTATGCACTTTGAAGGGTGCCATCTAATCAGCTATGTGCTACCCAGAGAGACATGGGCAACGGTCGGATGGGGCAGAGCCATCGCTATGTCGATGCATCCAATGCATATCACTCAAGCTCAAGCTGATGCTTTCTTGCTAGAAGACATCGCTAGAAAAGACAAAGATCTTGATCGTGAGATTGTACCGACAGTATTGAAGCGACTAACTCCATTGCAGCGTGGCGCGATCCTTTCGTTCCGATATAACGTCAAGCCTGCTGCATGGCTGCCATCGACTAGCCGCAAATTACTAAACGCCGGTGACATCAAAGGATTCACCAAGCGATTGAAACTCTGGAATCAAGGTGAAGCAGGTCCATTGCCTGGACTAATGCGCCGCCGTAAATGTGAGCGCTTCTTGTTGCTTGGCGGTTCACTAGAAGACCTCAAGAAAAAGAATTGGTTCATGAACGACTATAAAACTGACACGCTAGGGGAATAACAATGAAGCTCAATATATTTGCCGGTCTAAAATCTCTTGGTGGTGGCATCAAAAAAGTGGAACAAGGTATTGATCTTGTGAAAGCTGTTGTCCGTGGAGCCAAAGCTTTGCATGACGATCTCGACGGTGATGGTAAAGACGAGCTAGAGAATCTACAAGACGATTGCATTCATCTACAGACAGTGATTGTCTCTGAATGCACCGACTTGTTTCGCGCTGCAGTCTCCGCTTTCAATGACATCAAGGCTAGTGTTCTTACGATATGTGCTCGACTTGATGCCATATCTAAGCACGTTTCTGCTGAAGTAAAAGAGGATAAATAACTATGCTAGGTAATCTAGGAATTGATCTAGAAGAAGTAGGCGTGTTGCTATTCTCGCTGGTGGTATTTGGTTTCTTGTTCAACTTACACTAAAATGAAAGATGCCGTGATACTGATGACTGTTAAATCAGTGCTTGGCTTATTGATAGCCGAAGCATTGATGACTGCCACTGGGGAAGTCACCGGCAAGTTTGAACACCACACGCCGGTATGGATGGCTACCGTGCTTGCTTCGGTAGTCACTACGATCATCTACTCTAGCTTTAAGAAAAAGTCTTAGGCAGTTTTCGCTTTAATGCTTCTGCTGCTTCGTATAGATGGCGGCCATTACCAGTTGTTGGTGAATCGAGCGGACCTACTTCGCACGTCCAACCCTCTTGATTGATCCAACGTCTGAATCTCGTACCGCCTGGTAGTTCCATTACTGCTTCCATATTCTTGACGGCATGATAAGCAACCTCCATCAACCGGTGGTCGACATAATCCCATGATGTCCATACACCTGAGCGCATTTTGTTTAGCTCGGTGAGTACGTCTTGGATGGTGATCTTGTGTCTCACCGGTAGGTGGTCGGCTTCATTCATTAACCTTGGTTCTCCTGATGGCTAGTTAGCGGTGCTATCTTCCAATGCTCGACAAGCCACTTGATCAACTTCTGTTGTTGCTCATCATCTAACTGTATGATTGACTTGAGTGTTTCAATTGTGCCGTCATGGAAGAATGTGACCGACTCATCATCATCAACACATTCAATATATTTGATGGCTGGATCATCATTGAAATAGCGCAGAACTGTTTTTGACATGGCCTTTCTCCTTTTAATCAGCTATAAATTGTAATGCCTATCGATATATTCAATAATTGCGACTGCTACTGCTGCCACTTGAACTAATTCTGTTCTCAGCTCTCTAATCCTGTCATCATGCTCGATATCTAGCCCAAATCTAGCTTCAAGAGCGGCTTTATTAGCCTCTCCAACTTCTTCTCCTAAAATCATCAACCATTCAGCCGGTGTATGAGTACGATTAGTTCCCCATTTATTGTCTTGAAAATCACGCTCGTCAATGATGTGTTGTATAACCCTTGATTGCAGATCGTTCTTGTCTGTGCGAATTTGCTCCGGCATATTTCTCTCCTAAAAATTACGGGTGACGTATCGAAACGCCCTATGGCAGCAGCGAACTTTCCATAGCCACTCTGGCCCGTAGTGTAGCGGCACCGAGTACCGCAAATTTGTAATTAACTGCTAAAGTTCCGCTATGTGATTCCATTTTGTAAGCATCTTCAATGCTACACATATCTCGTGGAACGCTTTGGCATCAGTGGACCCATAAACGACAGTAAGTTCCTCACCTTTGCGCAAGACCAGGGAGAAATCTACCAATGATGCGTAATGATGGCCCCTATCAACATTGGCTAAAATTGCCTCATCGTATCGGTCACTGCGAAAATCATCAGGTCTTATTGTCCTTCTGTTAGCCCTTCTGCCGTTTTTGATTTCAGATATAAAGACTGTCAAGCCGCACCTCTCCTGATTGCTAATTAACTGTTGATACTTGCTGACTTGACACTCCACCCAATAATCTCGTTATAGCCAGCTTCGCCAGCAATTTTATGAAGACCATTAGCGTCTTGTTTTATGTAGCAGTCATACCGCCAGCCATCAGCAGCATGGCCGTAAAATTTATAACCGTCTTGGTTGGGCAGCACGGCTCTACTTAATAGCTTTCTTTGTGTGGCCAGCTTGTCACATTCTTCTATTGATAAGCCGTGAGCTGCTTTCCTTCGCATTTACCGTACTCCTATTTATCGCCAATTAGCTGTTTACCTGTTGCTGGATTAAGAAGGTAATCAACTCACCCATTGAAATATCTCTTAGTTTCGCCTCGCTGGTTAATAGTTCTTTTGTCTCTTTGCTGACAAGCGCGTGTAGATTAACCCCGTTCTTTCTCGGCCTGCCAGGCGGTCTTGCTAGTGTTTTCTCTTTATAAGCCACATAGGTTTCATTTAGCGCGTGAATAAAATTGTCGTGCGCTTTGCCTGGTGTTCTTGCGCAACCAATCAAGGTATCGCTAAGCGGTGAGAAAACCTCATAGCAATTTTCATACTTGTTAAATCGAGTGATGACAGTGTTTAAAATGCCGTGATAGTTCACTTACCGCACCTTCTTTTATTGTTTATTAACTGTTGTCCGGTCCGGTGTACTCTGAAACGATGCAAGGTAGTTCACCATGATCTCGGAGT